CGATGTTGTTGAAGAGTCCTGCTGGTGCTCCTGAGTCAATGACTGCGATAGAGGCTGGTGTGTCTGCATGTACTGGTGTAGCACAGGCTAGTAAGAGTGCTACAGCGACTAGTGTCCGTTTCATACTACGAATGTATCCCGTCTCATTGTTCCCTGTGATCTCCGTGTAATTTCCCTCGAAACCAACGTGATGTCTCGCTCTTGGTTATTGAGCATCATCTCTAAGATCTTTCGATAAGCATAGCGTTCTTGATAGACATCTTTCAAATTGTTGATGTCAGGATCCACATCTATTTGAGCCTTGATTAAGGTGACTGTGGTGCCTTTAGGGGAGTTTTGAGTCTTTGTGATAAGCGCCATGCTTTCGGCGTACTCCACAGCCCTCTCAGCCTTCTTTTCAGCCAACTGAGCCTGAACCAACTGAGAAGCCATGTAGTCAGCCCATCCTGTAAGGATGGTAAACATCTCAGCCAGTTGCTCACTACTCAAAACAGTGATATCTGGAGGTAAAACGGCTTGGTTGTAGGCTGGCTTAGGAAGGTCTAAGCCTTGCTTCATAACTACATCAATCTCAGACATCTTTACACGCCTTACACTTTCCGCCCCAATCAACATTGCATTCGGGCATTACACCTGCATCAATAGCGTCGTTGACTACCTTAGCACCATAAAACACTTTCTCCAAAAGAGTGTTATCTGCTTTTACTGTGAACTCTTTATAGTCTTGATCTGCTTTTAATTCATACAAAAATACAATTTCATTGGGCGCTTCTTCACCAAACATACGCTTGGCTAATTCTAAGTACAACTGACCCTGCAGTAAGTGACTACGGAATGGGCGACGAATATTCTTCCATGCTTTAGTGACATCCCCACCAGCGTCTGCTAATAGATCAGGTGCTTCAAATCGAAGTGTTCCTGCTCCAATAGATTTGATTTCAATTAGGCATTGACCTTTTTCATCAATGATCCAACCATCGGTGTGACCTTCAATGCGAAGTTCTTCATCACGAAGAGTTACTTCGTTGTATTCAAGTAATGGACAGCCACAGTGCTCACACTCCATGATAGAGATTCCTTCTGTGATTTCCTTGCACTTTAAACATTTCCACTCACCAAAAAGAACGTCCATTTCACGGAACCAGTTCTGCCATTTATGGTGAATGGCATGTCCTTCATCAAAAATAGATTGAAGTCGAAGCCCTGGGGTCTTTTCTAATTTTTTACCGCCAGTCATTAGGTAGTAGGAATAGCGATGACAAAAATCAGATTTAATAATTTCTGAAGGATGAAGAACGGTTGTACTTCGGTCTCCTTGTGGCCGACGAAGAAGGTGTCGTTCTACATCTCCTGTCAAACGAGTATCTGCTTTTTTTGCGTCAAGAAACCTCTTTAGATCTGAATCAGCCATTAGATATCCTTACTGAAGATGAACTCTTTGAGTGTCATTTTCTTTTTGTAGGTTTTGCTCCATTTACGAATTAAAGCGTTTCTTTCACGATGGCTTAATCCACCCCAAATTCCATGAGGTTCATCTCGAGACACTGCATCCCATAGACACTCATTTTTTACTGGACAAGGATTCTTACCTGTTTCTCCTAGACAAAAACTCTTGGCTTTTGTTGCAATAACTTTGTACTGAGCCTTATCTCTGGGTGGATACCAAATATCGGTGTCTTGTCCTGAACACCGTGCTTCGTACCGCCATGAGTACTCTGGTTCATCCATTGTCCTGTAGTTTCTCTCGCATCTCTAGGAAGTCATCTTCGGTTAATAGTACATAGTTTTGACTATTTAAACTAATCCCCAACACAGGCATTCGATAGTCAATAATTGCTTCTTTAACAATCTTCTCTAATACTTCTGCTTTTAAAGAAAAAGATTTTTTGCCTGTCCACTTATGTTCGATAAGTAAGTCATCTGACCGTACATCACCTTTGCGAGACCAAAAGGCTCCAGAGGCTGCTGTAGTAGTACCATTAACTTTCTTGGCTAATCTTTTTTCGTGCTTTTGAGATTGTTTTTGACCTTCACTCTTCAAGTTCTAATTTTCCTTCCTCATACCCTCTGATAATTTTAGGTATAAGAAAGAACAAAGTCTCTCTCCAAAAACATGGTGAGCATCCACAAAAAAGTTCTCCAGAGATAGTTTCATCAATTGAGTCTTCACCACCTTCGTGAATAGCCTCAAAGAGCATATCTGTGTAATCTTCTACGCCCTTTTCAAGATCATGAGCCCAGGCTTGATCGTTTACCACAAACTCTTGCTTACTCATCTACAGCCTCCGCCATTGGTACGTCTGATGTCTCAAATACTTTCTTTTGAATCTCTTCTTTTAAATCTACTTCTTCACGGATACTAGCAATCACAGGTTCAATACCTTGCCATTTGCGTTCACCGTAGTAGTACCAACCACCTTTACGATCAATGATGTTTTTTATTACTGCAAGGGAAGCAATTTCTTTTGCAAAGTCAAACTCTCCTGCAGCGCAGTCTCCACCTTCGGTAAAGTAAAAATCAAAGTATGCAACACGCTGTGGTGGTGCACTTTTGTTCTTAAGTGTTCGTACTTTGATTCTTTGACCCACTCGAACTTTATTGTTGCCTGAACCGACTTCGATCCATTCATCACGACGTACTTCCAATCGAGTGAAGAATGCGTAATTCTTACCTTCTCCTCCAGGAGTTGTCCTAGGATCTCCATGCATTACTCCAATCTTCATTCGGTACTGGTTAATAATCAATCCAAGTACTGGACGCTCGTCTTCTACGAGAGATCGTTTCATTGCTGTTCCTACTACACGAAAGAATTTGTTAGTCAGTAATGCTCCACGACCTACGGTCATTTCACTCATATCCTTTTCCATTTCAGGAGCAGGGGATAACGCAGGAAGAGAATCAATAACAATTGCGTCTACTGACTTAGACTCAGCAAACTGAATGACGGACTGATACGCCTCTTCCATAACACTGGTTTCAATAACAATTACTCGTGAAGTATCTACACCACACATTGCGGCATACTCTGGAACCCATTGTTCTGCAGCCACCCAAACTGTTGTGTGCTCGGGATTTACAGCCTGATTTGCCGCAATAGTTTTAAGAGCCAAGGCAGTTTTGCCGTGAGACGGTTCTCCAATAAGTTCGTTCCATTGATTGCCAGGAAAACCCCCACCAAGCACATAATCGAGAGTAGTAGAACCGCTAGTAATGCGTGGGATGAGGTCAGAGCGTATGTCACTAGCCAATACAACAACATTATCGCCAAACTTTTTATTAAGTTGTGCAAGAATTTTTCGTGCTTCATCGTTTATCACTGCTTAGTCCCATCTGGATTGTAACCTGCTGGCATCGGATTGAAGCCACCTGTTGTATTACCTAATGCACCTTTTGCTGATCCTTCAACCTTAGCGCCAGTTAATGCTCCGTATCGAGAACCAGATTGACTTACGGGGTAACCACAGTCGTAACAACGTAAGGCAATAGTTTGACTAGGAGACATGTAGTTATTACCACCACACTCAGGACAAGATTGAACCTGTGAAGCACTCTGTGCTTTTGAAATAGGAGGTTGTTGTGGTTGTGGAGGAGAGTATTGCGTCATCGGTTGTTGCGATGGTGGCATCGGATTGTTTGCTGGTCGTGGTTGTGCAACAGGTGCTTGTGTACCTAGTTGTTTTGCCCACCAGTCTGCGTTTGTCATTCTTTTGCTTCTCCCCACTTGTCTACTATTTTTACTTCTGCAATAAGAGGAACGTTTATTTCTGCCAACTTGATTCCTTCCATAGAGTCACGAATGGCTTCGGCGGTCTCTTCTGCTAGATCTTCACGAGCAACAGTAACTAGTTCATCGTGTACAGTCAAAACGACATTTACATCTGGCTCATCTACAAAGCATGAGTGCGCTCGTACAATAGCCAACTTCATCAAATCAGCGGCAGAACCTTGAATAACTGTGTTAAAGGCTTGTCGCTCTGCTCTACGTTGTAGCCCTTGATCCCTACTATTAAGATCAGGAAGGTATCTACGACGACCAAATATGGTCTCTACAAATGGAGTAGGGCTCTGTGCTTTAGCAGTTCTAATGACCCTTGCACGGTACTTAGAAATGTCTTTGAACTCTACTGAGAAACGATCCAATAGATCCTTAGCATCTTTTAGGGAACAACCAATACTCTGAGCAATTTTATCTGGGCCAACTCCATAAGCGATAGCGAGAACCAAAACTTTACCTCCTTTACGATCAACACCCATAGTGTCACCAATAGTGGTGTAGATATCTTTCCCATGTAGGTAGTTGTCCATCATAATTGGGTCGTGAGATAGGGCAGCAATAACACGAGGTTCAATCTGTGAATAGTCAGCAACCACTAACTTATGTCCTGGTGGAGCAATGAACAAGTTACGAATTAACTTGCCGTACTCTCCTGATGAAGGAATGTTTTGCAAGTTAGGCTCACTGCTGGAGAAACGACCTGTCTCTGCTCCATGCGGTTTAAAGTTAGTGTGCACACGACCATTGATCATCATGCTCTTTTTATCAACAACACGAGATTTTCCTGCAGTAGTCCTAGTAATTTCTCCACCAAGGTAGGGCATTACATATGTAGTCATCAACTTGTTTAAATCTTGGTACTCTAAAATGGCATCTACAAGGTCATCTTTGCCACGATAAAACTCTAACGCATCTGCAGATACTGAATAATGATTGATGTTTAACTCTCCTCCAGAGTAAGCAACATCTTGTCCTTTTGCGGTAAGGGCTACTTTGATCTTTAAATTGGGCTTTATTCCTCTTCCCTCTGGTTTAGGGGAAAACAACAAGCGCTGCTTTTCTGGCACAGAGTTCATGGAGAATGGTTCTCCAACTAATTTCCATGCCTTTGCTTTGGCTAGATCTAAATCCTTTTCCAGACGACTGCGTAGGCTTTCCATCTCCTTTACGTCAATCGTTGCGCCAGTCAATTCCATATCACACAAAGACCCAATAACATCCATCTCTAAAGCCCATACTCGCTGTAGTGACCCAACAAGTCTTGGCTCTAAGGCTTTATACAGATCCCAAGTTGCTTGTGCATCTAGTCCTGAATAATTGGCTACATCAGTAAAAGAATGAACCTCTACCTCTGCTCCGACACCTTTCTTTACTTCAATGCCTAACACACGCTTGGCGCAATCAGCAAGACCAAGGCTATTCTTAGTTCTGTTATCGATAATAAAAGAAGCCATCAATGTGTCAAAAAATGGCTTTGTAGGAACTACACCACGGTAATACTTAGCAACTGACTTTAAGTCAAACTTAATGTTATGACCAATTTTTAACTTATCACTAAAGAATAAAGGTTTTAATGCCGTAAATACTTCTCCTGGAAGCAACTGAACTGGTGGATTACCAAATACTGGTTTCCACTTTGCTTTGTTTTTAGAGTAATCATCATCTTTTAATTCTTTACCAGCAGCAAGTTTGCGTTGACCACTTAATAGAAGTTCTTTATCCCATTGTAAAAAATCACCATAAGGATGACCCATAGGGATAACCTCTACACGTCCATCTGTCGCAAATGAAATCCACAATACGTCATTAACTTTTGGCTGAATTCTATTTTCACCAACAGTTTCTACGTCAAATGCAAACGCATTTTTCTTGGAGTAATACTCAACAAGATCTATTAACTGTTTTTTTGTTGTAATAATATTCATTGTAATCCCCTCAGATTAGTTAATGTAAAGGGAGCCTGGAAACGGAAGCCAGACTCCCTTTACTTGGAAGCGTAACTTACGCTACAGAACGAGCAACTTCTAGCATTTCGGAGCGAGGGGTCTCACGAATAACCTCTGCTGTGTAAGGCACAGCGGCTGCTACAAGTCCTTGGACGGTATCAGCGTCCAACTTCCACTCCTCGGCAAGGTCACGACCACGAACAGGGATCATGGTGTACTGAGTTGTAGACGCAGTACCTTGACGAGAAACTTCCCAGAACTCTTTGTCGATAGGACCCTTACGGTCATCGTCGTGGTTCTTTTTAATCAAACGAGCGAGTGTAGGTGGAGCAGTCATAATCTGCACACCTTGATTTTCGCCTGTGAGTACTAATACGTTGAATGCAAACTTTCCACGAGGCTGATCCCCAAGAATGTCGCAAAGTGGGCAGTTATCTCCCAAGCAAACAAACGAACGCTTGCCCTTTGGACGATCAATCCAGTGTTGCTCGTAAGTTGCAAATGGGCGATTCTCAAGAAACTTAATAAGAACAGAATCTTCAGAAAACTTAAAGTCAGTTGGAAATTCTGAGTCTGACTTTACTAGAGAGTCAAAGGCATCCCAGCCTTCTTGTACTGTTGTTCCAACTTTAGGTTGGATTGTCTCGCTGTCTTCAACGAGGTATGTATCAGCATCAACTGATGGTTTTGTAATTGGCATTTAAGTTAGTCTTTCTGTTTGGTTTTATGGTTATGAGGCTCGGAGTATTGTGTATCTCGTACACTTTTAATATCTACTGGCTCTCGGTCTGTGTGATTTCCGTCCAGCGCTTGACTAAAGCATCTGTAAGGTCATCGTGTTGTTTCCACTCTACACGAGCGGAACCTAGAAGTCCACGTTTAGAAAACTCCTCAACCGTGGCTTCAATAAGGGATCTGGTGTACACCCTATTTCCTCCTGTCTTTTGACCTTTTAAAGTCTTAGACCGAAGTCTGTATGGTGCACGGGGTATAAACCCCTTCCTCTCCCATAGGCGTATAGTTACTAAAGATTTTTCCAATGCGTGTGCTAATGCACCTATTGTAAACACTTCAGTTTCTTTACCACCTAATGATTTAATGATTGGGTTTTCGTCCCAACCATTGCTCTCACCGATTTTACGGCGAGAAACTTTAGGGTCTGGTTCACGGCGTTTCTTTTTTGATCCAGGAACGTATTCTAGATCAGCAAAGGCTTCGAGGATCTCATCTTCCCCACGCAAACCAGGCATTGTTATCCCTTTTTCATAATCAGTGCCCACGTAACATTTTGTGGGTACATGTTGTCTACTTCTTCTTCTGTAAGTTCATCGTTCCACATTGCAGCCATAAGAGCATCTTCATCTACAACACGGATAGTCTTGTATAACTTATCTTCAAGACCTTTTTCAGCAATGATTTCTTCAGCAGTTAGTTCATCAATCTTACGGGAAACACGACGTTGTTTTTCAAAAGCAACGTACCCGTCAATTTCTGCTGGAAGATCAAGGACAATGTTTCCCTTATCATCAGGGATCCCTCCCTCATCAACTTTTTCCATGATGAGTGAATGTAACTCTTTTCTTTGTTTTTCTAGATAATCAATCTGTGCTTTTAAAAATGAATACTGCTTTGCTTGAGCAGATAAATCATTTGGATCAGCAACACGAACTTCTTCTGGTTTTACTCTTGCCATATTTCCCCCTACGGTCTGTCTTTCTGTAGAAAACCTATCAGACTTCCTACAGTAAGGTCAACTCCACCTTTGGAGTTAATTCCTTTGCCGTCTATTACGGCATCTGCTACGGCGTTCTTCTGTTGAAGCATGTCGAACTGTCGTAACTCTATTGAATGATCAATCAGCATGTCTTGAATAGTAATACTAGGCCATCGACTAGATGCTCTCTTAATTCTGCCATTGCGTTGAACTGCTAATCCTGCACTCCACGGGAGGTCATAGTTGACTAGAAGATTAGCGTTAGGCAAATCTACACCATACCCACCAGCATCTGAGGAAATAAACACTCGACACGCTGGATCATTAAGGAATTTTTCTTTGCTGGCTTCTTTCTCCTTGGCATTCATATACCCTGTGTAAAGAGTGCCACCAACAGCATTGTGAATTTTTTCTAACATTCCAACCCAAGAAGTAAAGATAACAACCTTTGCATCTGGGTCAGTGTCTAGATGATCATTAACGTAGGACTTTAGTTGGTCAAGTTTGTACGACTTTTTTACATCATCTAATAGCCCACGAAATTTTAGGCTGCTGCAATACGCACTACCTTCTCCGTCACCAAGGTCAAACTTATCAGCACTATCGGTAAGCAGGTCAGGATGATCACACAGCATCCTTAGTGCGGTGATCTTAGACATAATTGAACCTCGCAGTGCATCTGCTGGACCACCCTGTTGATTTTCGTGACCGTAATGAGCCATCAAAGAAAAGTTTGCTCCCAGTAATTGTTGTGCTTCTATCAACTCTTGACTAAGTTCATCCGCAATCTGACCATATAACACAGAACTTTTTGAATCAAAACTAACAAGCAATGGGTCTCTATGGATAGTGTCTGGAAGATATGGAGCCACATCAGGATCTGTTTGTACTTTACGAACTGATGCTTGCTTCATTTTATTGTGAAACATATCCAAATTACGGTATCTTTGAACTCCACCAAAATGATTACGCACAATAAAAGTTTGATCAAACAAATCAAAGCGTCCTAAAAGGGTTGGGTCTACAAACTGCATAATGCTATAAACTTCTTCTGGACGACCATTTTCAATTGGTGTTCCAGTAAGAGCAAACCTGACAGGAACGTTACGAGATATTTCTTTTACTCTCTTTGATCTCTGTGATTTAAAGCCTTTGATAGCGGTGGCTTCATCACACACTACTGCTCCCCATTCAAAGTCTTTAATAGAATCCCAGTCATTGACAACTGCTTCATAGTTGCAGATTACATAAGAGTTGTTGGTGTCCCACGATCTTTGCCAGTCATAACCCCTCATCCAATGTAACTCTCGTTGAGATTTAGATCCATCAACAACTTGAGTTAAAGCATCAGAAAATTTTTCTATTTCTTTTTGCCATTGATATTTCAAACTAGATAAACCAATGATGAGTATTGGTTTTGTTATTTCTCCAGCGTCTTTTAAATTCTCTAATGCAGCAATGGTCATACAAGTTTTACCAAGGCCCATTTCATAAGCAACAAGCATTTTCTTACGAGCAACCATAGCGTCCACTGCTTCTGGTTGATAGGGCTTGAGAGTTCCTTTAAACACTGTATGCCTCTTTGCCTTGAACCATATGTTTGGCGTTTTCTATGCCTTGATATATTTGACCAATAGTCATGTCTCCTGGATCTTTTGCATCTATTCCTTGGTAGTTAAAGAAAGATAGATCAATTCCATATTTACGTGAAAGAGGCCTCATTGACTCACAGGCTTTTCTTCCTGCATCGTCTTTATCAAATGCGGCAATAACTTTTTCTGCACGTCGCATAATCTTTGCTTGGTCATCACTAATGATGGCTCCGTAGGTAGATATGGCTCCTGCTACTCCAACCGAAGCAAGTCGAACAACATCTAGTGGTGACTCAACAACTACCAAAATATCAGTAGCCATTACCTCCACACCAAACACAGTCTTAGACTTTTTAACTCCAGCAGGTTGGTTCTTAAAAAAACGACCTCGTGCACCCTTTTCCTGCCATCCCCATAGGCTAAAGTCATTGGGATCACGAATAGGTAGAATCCATGCTTCGTTCTTCATATCCCATAGAACACCGTGAGTCTTTGCTGCTTCTGCGGTAATGAATCTTTTCTTTAACTCACTTGCTGGAGGGTCTGTGTACACCGCTAAACGGGCTTCTGACATACCGATAGGTTCTTCAGGTTGTATGTACTGAGGAAGATCCTTAATGCGCTTCATTAAAGAATCTAGGGGCAGTTCTTCCTCTTCAATAAATTCTTTTGCCGCAAAATAATCTATGCCCTTTACATCTCTTACTAGGCTATAGATATTCCCCTTGTATCCACAAGAAAAACAAATGTGATAGCCAGTTTCTCCGTTGATCCACCAAGAAGGGCTGTGGTCTTCTTTTCCAGTACGTGCCTTGTGCATTGGGCACAATCCATTTACCTCTACGCCACGTTGTGCGTACAGGGTTAGGTCAAGATTAAGAAGTACCTTTTCAATATCGATCATCGCATCATCCAAGCAACACAATGAGGGCACTTCGTTATTTGGCTATCATCGTGAAAACAACCTGTTTCCCAACGCCAAGTTAAAGCGGTCTCACTAGGACCACAGTTACGGCTGGCAACAATCTTTAACAGACGGATATCTTCGTCCTCTTCTACTGGCTCTAGACCCAGGATAACGTCTGAGTCTTGGAAGAATGATGAAGAGTAACCAATAGAGTCTGCAGTAACTTTTCCTGCACGCATCTTCCACAACAAAGTTTGTGTAGTAATAACCACTGGCTTGTCGATCTTTTGCGCTAAACGCTTGAGAGCACGAGTGATGTTAGTGATTGCTTGTGGCGTGTTCATTTCACCAGTTACTTCATCAAGCATAAGATACACACCGTCTACAAACACAATATCGGGTTTTGTTTGCTCAATCTTTGCTGATAGTGCTGAAACAGTGATTCCGCTTACTGCATCGATGAGGTGAAAAGACTGTTCTTTTTCCATCTCGTTGAGAGTATCGATGTAACGGCTCTCTTCATCTTTACTTAACTTACCCATGCGAAGACGACCGTGGGAAACGTGAGCACGCATTGCGTCGTGACGTTGTTGTTGCTCGTGATTGTTCATCTCAAAAGATTGAAACATTGGCTTCTTACCAAGTCGATGAGTGTTGATAGCCATCTGCAACGCAATCTGCGACTTACCTGTTTTAGGTGGAGCAATAATGGTGATGAGTTGACCGCCCTGTAATCCTGCAGTTGCTTCATCAATTTTTTCAAATCCTGTTGGAATACCTAAAAATGTTTGATTTTGTAGTGCTTGATAATCCTTGTAACGATCTTCCGTGTTCTTAGTTAGGTCAACCTCATGTGTTCCTATTACACCTTGCTCGTTGACCTTAGTAATGGTTGCTTCCATCGCAATGAGGGCAGCATCGTGGTTGTTATCCTGTAATTGTTCTACAGCAGTCTCTAAGCCTTGACGGGTGAGCATACGACGACGGAAGTCCACCATCGTGTCTAGTAGATAATCTATAGAGTCTTGTACATCAAGAACTTTGTAGTTGGGGTAATGATCGAGAACGGTGGTTCCTGTAGGAACTTCGTTGTATTCGCCATAATGCTTACGAACAAAAGACCATACTTTTCTGTTGTCATCATCTAAGAACCAGTTATCGGTTACACCACGTTGAAGCGCAGGGGTAATCTCCCTGTCCCGAATTACTTTGCTTACTAAGCGATGTTCGTTATCCGCCGCCATTGTGCCCCCTCTTACAAGTTATCTAGTTCTACTCCTGCTGACCCATATCTGGCAACTTGGCCTGGTATGTCGATCACTGCCTTTAGATTAGCACGGTAAGGAAGTGTTCCTACCAACTCGTCTATGTCCTCGTATAGTTGCCAATAGTTAAACGGGTTAACTACACGGCGTTCTAGTTTTTCAAATGCTCGATCAAGAAGTTCTTCCGTCCAACCTTGATCGGCAAAGCCTGCTAACTCTAAAGAAATGCCATACGCATTACCTAAAGTCCACAGTTTGTTTGTTGCTATTAAATTGACTTCGCCAATTACATGCGTGATCTTGCGAGTAAGTATCTTTCGTTCCTCAACCTCTTTTAAAGAGAGAAGCACATTTGTTGTAGCAATAACTTGAGGAGAGGAGACGTTTGAGATGTCTCCGCCAATCACAGTACTTCTACTTTGTTGTATTTTATGATTAGTTCACGAAACGCTTTTGGATCACCAATTGCTTCTTCAACTAAATCTTCTGGAACGCTTTCAGGAACACGAATTGCGTAATGCCCTCGGTTCAATCTCATTTTACCGTTGACAAAGTTAGTGTGTTTACAACTAGCAGTCTTTCGCCATACAGGACAATTGCAACGGACATCTTTTGTGTCAGTATCAACTTCTACTTCAAAGACTCCTGCAGCATGAGAAGAGATGAACACTTGGATAGTTCTCCAAGGTGAAGCCATCTGTTGTCCTTTCATAGGGCTGCCCTAACATCAGATCCAATGATAGGTACTCTAGTGAATGCTTCGTGAGCGAAACTTGCCATCGCTTCTTTGTACTGTGCTTCCCAGTTCTCTAACCGCACATTGGTAGTAACAATTGTGGGCAATCCCTTATCGTATCGCAAACGCAAGATTTCATCGAATGAAGTGTCATCGTATTTTGACCCATATTCTTTACCAAGATCATCAATAACTAATATGCGAACATTAAGCCAGTCGAACTTCGACCGCCCGTGAAAGCCATCTAACTCGTACATCATGTCACGTTTGTCTTCGGGGTCTGCGTCGAAGGTCGACTTTTTTCTAGACAAAAATTCTGGGTATGTCATGTAATAGATTGGGCGAAATCCCAAACCATATTCTGAATCTTTTACCTGCATAATTTTTGCAGCAGCAATCTCATCGTCAGGAAGTCGACGAAGAACTTCCATAGCAGCAACTACAGCGTGTGTAGTTTTACCAATTCCTGGTCCACCATCAAACAAAAGGCCGACACCATTTACTCCAATGTTACCGATCTGTTTGATTACATGTCCTTCAATGACATCGCTGATCCAGGTATCAACTTCTGGAGGAAAAGATCCACGATGCTGTTCAAGGTCAATTGGTTCTAAACCAAGGAAACGACGAGGGATATTCGAAGTACGCAATAACCAGTGTCGCTTCATAGGCGATAACTGGTTTATGTCATACATGTCGCTTAGGACTCCACATCGAAAACTCAAACTCTAGATCATCAAAGTCAATGTCGTTTTCGTCATCATCTAATTGAGGAATCTCAAACGTTGTGGAGAATGGCATTCCACGCTTCAAAAAGAAGTCTGCAATCTTCATCATTGTATCTCCGTAAATGCGAAGAAAGATATTTGGATGTTGATGTTTAATTGGATTTTCCCAGTCTAGATTCATTGCTTCTTACCCCCTGTTATTAGATGGATTGTTAATGCGGTTGCAAAGATTACCAGACAGTAACCAAATACTTCTCTCACTGCTTTGCTCCCAATCTCTTTTCGTGTCGTTCTAGTTGTGCTCTGCCCGACAACGAGTTCTGGAATGTACGCCCATCGCTGGCAGTAAGCAACTCGCCCATCTTGACAGTTGGCTCTGAGGGTGCGGTGATTTTGCTAAGACCAAGGTTCTCTCGTGCTTGATTGATCTTCTTACCAAAGGATGCTAAATAACGCTTGTAAAGAAACGGCGCTTCATCGCCAACATCCTTGAAATTATTTTCATCTGCCATAAACAAGCGCAAAAGTTCCAACTCAATTACTGCGTTGGTTTGGTACTGGCTCCGAAATTTTCTAAGCGCTCCCGACAACTGACGCACGTTAACTGTTCCTGGGAGGAGCGGGAACTTTCTACCAACTCGGAATGAGAATTCTGCTGCCACGTCCAAGGCAGTCCACTCATGCTCAGGCCTTTTGTTGCGGGTCTTTGGGTCAGATTTTCTAATCGCTGGTTGTGGGGCGTCACGATCTTCCACGAGACCAAAGCCTGCCAGATTGTCTCCATCATCTTCCCATTTTCTCATAGGAATGTTTATCTCCTTAGTGAAACCGATTTCGGTTTCAGATTCTTTTAATTGATTACTATCTTGGCTATTAGGTACTAATGGCTTATTGGCTATTAAGCCATCTGACTTATAGCCATGTGAGGTGCGGTAATTTTTTACCACGGTAATTTTTTTCCCTTGGTAATTTTTTACCACGATCTCGTAGATGTCTTTTCCCTTGAACCCATTGGCTCGACGTGTTGAGGTTCGTGTCAAGAAGCCATGCTCTTCTAAGGCTTTAAGGGCTGATCTGACCGTCTTGTCGCTGGATTTGCCAGTCAGTGCACACAACTCAGCCACAGAGGTCTTAAAACGGCCTTCAGAGCCCGATTTTAGGCAAAGAATTGCCAGCAGTCGGAACTGAAAATCGGTTAATGGGGCTGAGTATGCCTCTACAGGTATTTCCACGGGCGCAGACTACTCCTGGAAGGGGTCTATGTCCTTTAAGCGATTCAGGTTGTCCCCTATGACCTGATTCAAAGATTCCAAAATGCTGGCGGTTATGTACAGGGTCATTTTTTCAACGACCTCTTGAACGCTATCCATCATGTCCATGAACATTTCTGAGTTTACGTCGTTCTCTGAGTAATCGACCTCAATAGGATCCAAGCCGTCTGTGATATCCCATGTTTCTAATCCATAATCTTCAACAGAGTGAAGTGCCATATGGCACTCAATGCTGTCGTCCCACACTAAAGCCAATATGTCTTCAGAAGTTACATGACGAAGTAACTCTTTGATTGGATTCGAAGAGATAGTTACTTGGTTATCGTTTATGGCGCTTACTTCTACGTCATTACCTACATCAGGTATGAAGAAATGGACTTTGGAGG